CCGAACACACTCAAGATACCCACTGGCATGAGCAATGGGCGTAACGAGCGCGTGATGCGCCACATATCTGAGAGTATTCTTGAAGGTTACTTCGGCCCAGACCTGCGGGTCAGAGGCCACGCGTTTATGAATGAGTTCTTTGCTGACGCGCTAGACGAGCCTGAGTTTGAGGCGACTGTGCAGTCAATGGAGCAAGCCGAGAGGCGCAATCATCCCGAACGGTTTGACGACCAAGGCAACTACAACTTCAAGCCAATGGTGCATCCAGAACAGCAGGCTGAAAAGCGTGATCGAAAGCTCATCCAGATGAAGGATGCAGAGCAACTTTTATCTCAAGCTGACGCTAAGTCTTACTTGATAGAACCGTGGCTTCCTAGTAATACTATCGTGCAGGTCTTCGGTTATTCGGGCCACGGCAAATCCATGTTTGTTCAACATGCAATGTCCTCCATGGCGGCGGGTCGAAAATACTTTGGCCCGTTCGAAATCGGCAGACCTGCACGAGTTCTCTACCTCGATTTTGAAATGGGTATGTCCACCATTGCCAAGCGTCTGATGGAGATGCGGCACATGCACGGCGACACACAAGACCGCCTTAACATCTGGACGCCATTCGTTGATGACAAAGAGATTGACCTCAACCAACGTGAAGGCTTGATGGAACTGCAAGGCTGGATCGAATACGCCAAGCCAGACGTTGTCGTGATCGACACCATCCGTTCAGCCTACCCCGGACTTGGCGAAAACTCCGCAGACGAGTGGGCAAAGATCAACAAGCTGGCAGTCAAGCTCCGCAACTCTGGCTTGTCTGTGATCATGGTACACCATTCTAACAAACCATCCGAGGGTGGCATGGGTAGAGAAGCAGGTTCAACCAACCAGCTTACTGTGCTGGAGACGCAGATCAGAGTGGCGCAAGTCTTTGCAGACGAAGAGACGGCCAAGCAGAACGCAGGCATCTTCGACGGGTCATACGATCACCCCATCTGGCCACAGCTACAGGCAAAGCTACCGCCAGATCACAGGCTCTACATGGTTATGGAAGTTAGATACGGTAAGGTGCGTGAGTGGACAGACATGCACGACCGTGTGCAATGGGTAGGCTTTGCCGCGCATAACATCACAGACGCAAAGGTTGTTGTGTCTAGTAGGTCAACGAAGCAACGTGCGAAAGACATGGCTCTCGATGGGTACGATCCAGAGTATATCGCTACGAAACTTTCGAGACCCTTGCGCCTTGTTCGCGATTGGCTTGAGCTTGACGCGCCTTCCGCTTCTCCATCTCTTCGGGTGATAAATTCCGAATAGCCGTGACCTTCGCATCGGGGAAATATTCGCGCACCTTGTCTACAAACGCAGCAATTTCGGGATATTTTTCGCGGTTGCTGCGTTTTTTTTCGTCAACGTCTGTCATGGCTAACCCATTGTTTTTATTAGTTAAGTGGAAAAAGTGGTATAACGTCGAGTTCAACTTCGTAGAAGAAGTCTTTTTCGTTTTAGCCAAACGCCCCACCTACGGTGGGGGCGTTTCAAACTCAACGCCTTGACGTTATACCAGTCTGCGGCTCATACGTCAATAGTTGTGTTAAAGACACCTGTAGTTATTTACATTCCTCTTTTTGCGTATTAAATTCTATACAATTATAAATTGTTAGGAGTGTTTTATGCCAAAGAATGTTCGCGTCACTGACGCGGATTTGTCTTGGCTCCAAGAAAACCACAGAATTAGAAATTACTCAGAGATGGCACGCCGCATTGGCTGTTGCGTCGACACACTGAAGCGCATCCTCGTTCGCGAGGGGCTTCAAGAATTTGATGGAGCTAAGTACCAAGTTCGCCGTGACTTTGAGGAAATACAGTGGTCGCGTCCCTGCATGTCGTGCGGTGACACAAAGAAACGTCCGAAGAACTGGTTCTTTTGCAAGCCATGTCGGAAAGATATGGGGTATGACGATTGAGCGGTCGAGGGATGAAAGCCAAAGGCGACAAGTACGAACGAGAACTTGCCGCATACATTAACGAACAGACAGGTCTCGACAGTTTCCGCGCACCCTTATCGGGTGGCGGTCATGTCAACATGGTTGGCGGTGCAGACTTGCTCGGCACGCCAGACTTATTCGTCGAAGCCAAGAGAGTGGAGCGTCTGAACTTTCACGACGCCCTTCGCCAAGCAGAAACCAACATTGAGAAGACCAGATCAGACAGCAGTGCAGTCGTGATCAATCGCAAGTCACGCATGAAGACAGGCGACAGCCTTGTCCTGCTCAGACTGGACGACTTCCTCAAGTATTATCTGGCATATTTACAGCGTGAAGGACTGACCAAGAAGTAGGAGCAACACATGGCCGCAAAGAAAAAGAAACGCTGTAACGTAAGCCTCTCCGTAGGACGCGGCGAAAAGAAACCAGCCAGCCAAGGTGCTGGCCTTACTGCCAAGGGCAGAGCCAAGTACAACAAAGCATGCGGCTCTAAGCTCAAGGCACCCCAACCATCTGGCGGCAAGCGTCGATCCTCCTACTGTTCTCGCTCGGCAGGCCAGATGAAGATGCACAATATCTCATGCAGTAAGACACCCAAGAAGCGCATATGCGCCGCGCGTAGAAGGTGGAAGTGTTAATGCACATACAGAACTGGTTCCAAGTCCCAGCATTCAATGAAGACGAGTGCGATCAAATCCAAGCTCTCTGCGATCAAGTCTCTATAGATGACGCGTCTGTCATCTCTGGCCGTAGGTTCGTATCAAAGCTCCAAAGAAATTGTAAGGCTGGGTGGATAAGGCAAGACGGGCCAAACGATTGGCTATATAATAAGGTCGACCGTCTGTTCAACGACGTAAACAAACGCACCATTGGCTTTAACCTCGATGGTGAACTCGAAACCTTACAGTATCTCGAATATGGCTTCGGCCAATTCTATGGCACGCACGTAGACAATGGCGCAGACCAAGTCGAAAGACGCAAGCTGACAATGGTAATCCAACTATCAAGTCCACGTTCATACACTGGTGGCAGACTGCGCGTCTACGGACAGACGAAACTTCGCCATGCCCCCCGTGACCGGGGGCATGCCGCGATCTTTCCCTCACACTTACCTCATAGGGCAAACCCAGTATGGACAGGCAAACGGAAAGTATTAGTAGCGTGGAAGCGTGGGAAGAAAGCTCTGTCCTAATAGCTCAAGAGATACAACTCTGGTCTGAGACTGTGCTAGAGAAGGCTTCGCCCCTCTTCGGGGGCTTGCCTCCATGTCCTTACGCACGGCAAGCGTGGCTCCGCAACGTCGTAATGATCCATGTCACTCCAGACATCGACACTATCGCAGAGATCAAAGCCTTCCACCCGCCCACAGACGATCTTCTCCACGTCGTGGCTTGGACTGAGTACGATGACATGACACCTGCACAATTCGATGCGTGGGTAGACGCTCAGAACAAAAACCATTTCGGCGTCTGGATCATGGGCTTCCACCCAGACAGCGACGAAGACCCACTGACCCCAGAATTTGAGGGGCTAGGTGCGGACGACTACGCTATCATTCTTGTGCAATCATATACTCACTTGATCGAAGCATCTGAAAGATTGCGCACCACACAATACTACGCAAATTTCCCAGACGAAGACATCGAGTACCTAACAAAACGCAAGGAGACATATGATGCGTGGAATGAAAAAGTCGATGCGAAAGCCCAAGCCAGCCGCGAGGAAGAAGCCCTCCAGCGCAGGATCGAAGGCAACGAAGCGGAACATTAGGAGATAATGTGGCATGCGTAGAAACAGAGGAAAAATCTTCGGCACATCGGGGCCGACCATGGGCAAGCAGGTGCTACGCGCACAGAACCCATACCGTGCGATGTCGAATATGCCGACGCAGTTTGGCCGATCCGCACAGAAATCTTCAACGCCAGTTTTTGGACAGCGCAGCCGTGCTATTCGGAGGCGGTAATGAAATCCTCCAAGGTCAAATCAATCGCAAGAAAGACGCGGACGGGCAACATGCAACATGCTGTATGCCCCTGTGTTTTACGGGGTAACAATGGCAAGCAAGTCAAAGAAGAAGCCCGCCAAGCGTGACGCCTGCTACACCAAGGTGAAGGCACGCTACACACGTAACGGCGGCACATGGCCATCAGCTTACGCGTCTGGCGCACTCGTCAAATGCCGAAAGGTTGGCGCAAAGAACTGGGGCAACAAGAGTAAAAAGAAATGAGCTTACGCGAATGGTTTAATCAGAACGATGGCAAGGGATGGATCGACTGCAAGACGGGCAAACCTTGCGGTCGCTCCTCCCGCACGGACAGCAAACGCCCTTACCCTGCGTGCCGCCCAACCAAGTCTGCGTGCAACTCGTCTGCAAAGAAAAAGACGAGCAAGAAGCGCATCAGTTGGAAGAAGAATAAGGCATGAGCTTTTCAGATAAACTAGGCCACGACACCAACCTATCGAACGGCATCATTGAAGCCGCCGCCGCCCTTGGCGTCGACCCAGTCGACCTTGCCACCATCATCTCCTACGAGACAGCAGGCACCTTTGATCCACAAAAGAAGGGGCCAAAGACAAAGTGGGGCCAACATGCAGGCTTCATACAGTTTGGCGAACCCCAACAGGAAGAGAACGGCGCAGACCTCTCCACCTACGAGACCGCAATGAAGAGCCAACTCGGAGCAGGTGGCGCAATCGTAAACTACTTCCGTCGCAATGGCTTCAAGAATGGCATGGGTTTGCTAGACATGTACTCCATCGTCAACACCGGGGGGCCGGGCAACTACGACGCTACAGACGCCGCGTCTGGCGGCATGCCGGGAACTGTCCGCGATAAAGTAAACGACCAGATGTCTGGCCACCGAGCCAAGGCTATCGCCTTGCTCGGCAACGACACCAACCCAACGATCCCCCTCGGCAATCCGCATTTCAACAATGGTTTCGGCTCCGCAATCCTCACTGCCAAAACCTCTGACACCAACTCGAAGTCCACGGAAATCGTGTCCAACGAAGCGAACGACGAGCCTGACAGCCCAAACGCAGACGTCTCCACTGCCATGAAGGAAAGCAGCAGCGACAATACAGACGACAACGAAGTCGTTTCCTACAGCGCATACATGATGCAGAACAATCCTTACCAAGATAGTCGTCGCGTTCTCGTCAACTCCCCCGAAATCCAGTCGCAATCTGTTGCAGACGAACGCCTGTCCACACCCTTCAACTCTGGCGGCATGCGTTTCTCCTTGGCTTTCGACGTCTAGGACGACCCTCCCCCAACTCCCTTGGTAAAATTGTCGGGACAAGGGGGTCTCTAAATGGAACCAATCACAACCGCTATGGCGGCATTCAGTGCAATAAAGGCAGGCGTGTCCGCAGGCCGTGAGATTGCATCGCTTGGCAAAGAAATTGGTTCCCTGTTCGACGCAATCGACAGCGTCAAAGGCGACCATCAAAAGAAGAAGAGCAGACAGATCATGTCTGCAAACGAGGAAGCACTCGACACGTTCGTCGCGCGTAAACAAGCCGAAGACCTAGAGCATCAACTCCGTCAGATCATCATAGCCACGCGCGGAATTTCCGCATGGCAGGAACTCATACGTCTGCGCGGACAAATCCGAACTGAACGCGCCGAAGCAGAGCGTGCCAAACGCGCCAAACGTCAGAAACTTATCGAGGACATCGTCATGTGGGTCGGCATCATCCTGCTGATCGGGTTATGCCTTGCTGTTCTTGTCTTCTTCGTCGGTCAAAAAATGGGGAGGTGGTAGTGTGGTTTCTTATCTTAATCCTACATACGCACGCGCACATAGATGGACACAACAGGTTCGTTAAAGTCTGCGTCTATTCCCACACTGATCACAAGACCTCTTACGAAAAATACTATCTCCGTAAGAGGTACGTTGTGCATCCAGACTTCGTCTGTCCTAGATCATTTTACGAGACCTAGCTGTCCAACAGGTAAACTGCCCAGTCTGCAAGATACTTCTCAGACTTTGGCCCTTCAACGTAGGCATCGCCATCGTGTTCGACGATGCCCACATAAGTTAATACACTCAGGTTCCTGCTAACCTGACCTTGGGTAAGACCCAGACTTTCAGCTATCTGCTTTTGCTTTTTTCTTTTGCTTGGCGGTTGGCTTCGGAGGTGTTTGATTATCTTCACCGCGTTCACCTTCTGCTGATGTGTCAGTCTGTGCATCTACTTTATCCTCCACACGCATAACTGTCTGTGTAATCCAACCACTGTTGTTCAGCGCACCTCGCATCAGATCAAGGGCGGTCGCCGCCCCTTGTTTGTTCCTGACGTTCTCAGTGAACGCCACCTCGGCACCAATCAAAGTGCTGTCTTTCTGTACAACAAACACCTCTCCGACCTTAATCAATTCTGCCTCATTGCTCATGTGCTACCCTTTCATCTGGTTTGCTTTTGATTGTTACGAAACCGTCTGCATCAAGCTGTTGTGCGTGCTTATCGCCGAAGCTCGACAGATCAATTTTCAAATCTACGATCATATCAATGATGTCGCTTGCCGTGTTACGAGCATAGACTGATGGACTATCATCTCTCATTTTACTGCATGTCATAATTAAACTCTCACAAAGAACATCAATCTCTTTGTAGTCCATGTCTGTAAACGGCGGCTCAATCTTTGCCGCCACCTTAATCTTCTTGCTCATAACTTATCCTCGCTTATCTTAAACTACTAAACACTCTACAGGTGTCTCGTATAATATACAAGTGAGACTTTTCTGTGTCACAGACGTGACAACAGACACCTCGCTCTTGCGCTCTGCGCGAGCGATGACACCGCTCGACGCTTTCTTGCGCGACATATTGCACTGAAGTTGAGGTGGCGGAGACGAAGGGATTCGAACCCTCGAGACCCTTCCGGGCCTACTCCCTTAGCAGGGGTATCAATGCCACCTCAAAAGCCTTATTTATATGGCTCTTTCAGTACCGTGTGTCGCTTTTGTGCCACCACACCCTAAGAGGTTGACGGTGTCACTCAGGTGACTTGGTGCCAAATGGCTGTACCTCATCACCATTGCCAACGATGTATGACCCAACAAGTCAGCCACCGCTCTCAACGACGCACCCTTTTGCACAAGGTGAGACGCAAAGGTATGCCGACAATCATGGGCTGTGAAGTCCGTGATCCCTGCCGCCATACAGCTTGGGTTAAAGAAGTCATAAAACGCATTGCGTTCCCACTCCCTTCCATCTGGCCGTGTAAACACAAGTCCACCTGTGTCTGCACCCATGGCTGTCTGCGCCTCGCCAGTCAAAGGCACTGCCCTTGTCCGACGCTTACGCATCTTGCCCTTACTGCGCGTAAAGAATGCTCTTCCACCACGCGCATCTTGCCAGTTCAACGCGAACGCTTCGCCAATCGTACACCCTGTATAAAACAGGAACGTCACAAGCCCACGTATCTCGTCTGAACAGGCCGCAATTAGCCTGTCCCTTTCATCCTCAGTCAACCAACGTGACCGCGCATCATCCACACTTGGCCTTTTCAAGCGAAAGTCTGGTGCATTCAGACCCATGTCTCTCGCATGTGCAAGCATTGCATTGATGCTATTCAGTTCACGCGCAACCGTACCTGCCTTGTTCCCCCTTCCATTCACATGCGCCATAACTTCATGCACCTGCAAACAATTCAGCGGCGTCTTCCCCATGGCTCTGGAGAAAACACTCAAGACAACGGCGTCTGTCTTTCCCGGCGGGTTTGGCCGGGTAAGATACAGACGGATGGCATCATCAACAGACGTGGCATCGTTCTCGACTGCCGATCCGTTCATTGCGTCGTGCAGTATGCGAGACATTGCGGCACTCGCATATTGCTTTTGGTGTTTGGTAAAGCCAGTTGATTTCCTCACCCTGACTTTCTCTCCCTCTGGCGTGATCACAGTACCCATCACCTGCCAGACATCGTTTCTTAGATTTAATTTAAGTGTCATCCTCTCCTCTCTCCACGCGGTATAAGTGTGCGAATGGATCGGGTTCCGCGTAATTTTGATCCCAATCTTTCGGCAGTCCACCAGTTAGCATGCGATAGCTGTTGTCATCGAAGTCGTTGAACGCATCCAACAGTTTCACCACGATCTGCGCTCTTGTTTGCACATCTAATTTCTTAGCAATGCTTCTCACATAAACTTTGCTCGTATTTGGTGACACGTTAAACCGCTCTGCGATTTCGTTGTTGTCAGCCCCACGCAACAGCATTTGCAGTGCCGCATGTTGCTTGGTGGTAAACTGTGGCATTTCCACATGGTGGCTCGTTGTTGCCGTTGGCGAGACTTCGCCGCTTGAAGGCGCGTCGAAGGCTTTCACCATC